TCAGGAAACAAGGGTGTTTTTAATTATAAAATGACTTACAATCATATGCAGATTCTGCACTGCAGAGACCCGTTGGAGCACATCCAGAAAGAGATCCCAGCCATCATGATTGCCAGTGACAGAGAACCTGCTACTGTAGCATAAATGGCAAGGATTTGATAAACCCCCATGCTGCTCAATTTTACCCCTTTGATTTCATTTCTATTTAGTTTAGATTCTTCTTCATACTTGGGATAATCATATGTCCCGTTTTTCACACTATCCATGCATTCATTGTCACATTTGTGATAAAATTCAAAACATCCATTTCCTAGTTCTTTGACGTTGTCTCTCAGCTGCATTCTGACTTTATCATACAGATTCTTGACATTAGAATCATGAAAGTCAAGTGTCCTCTCATTTTCCATCAGAACTAGAAGCTCTGCATTGTATGTCCACACATCTAGAAACCCGTCTTCCATCTTTTTGTTCAAGTTCTCCAGTCTTTTCTCTAAGTTACTGAATTCTTTCCCAACAGCTTCAAATTGGGTGTTCATCTTTTCAATCACAGAATTTACCTTGTTGGTGATTCCATTAAATGCCTTTTGAGTGGATTCTTTGTCTGCTGCATACCCTGATCCCTGGTCATTGCTGTGATGGTATCCATACCAACCATCAACCATTCCTTGCCATCCTCCTTCTATAAAACCAGCTATTGCCCCAAACAATCCTCTTGATTCAATCTGGGGAACATTCCTTAGTCCTGTTGCTAAGACCAATTTCTCCGATTTTACATATTTGGGGCATTCACCTATTGTCAGTGGGTGGACATTGTGAAAAGGTAGTGTTGTATTTATTGCTCCCAAAGGAGTTTGGCATTTGGTTTCACAGTTCTCAAGTGTTCCTTCTGTCTTCATGATCCCTGAACTACCTCTTTTCGATATTTTGAACCCATACTCTGGTGCAACTAGATTACCAGTGCTCTCAAAATTTATGGTGTCCCACATATCCAAGAGGGTCCAAGAGAATTCCATTCTACGTCCTAGTCCATTCACTTTAGGCCTTGCTGCTATTTCTGGGATTGACCTTTTGTACAATGTTGATGTGGCTACGGAAACATAGGTTCCCACATTCTGGTACAATGCTCTTTGTTCTGCCTCATCATTAGGATGGTGCACTCCCCAAATTATTAGCATTTGTTCTCCGCTTGTATTGTTGTACGATCCTTTGGCAACCGGATAATTTGATCCTTTACGTGTCAGCCAGACCATGTTCCTGAAGAATGATGGTTTACCTGACACCGCGCAGGCCCATGAACCTCCAGTTGTTGTATGCTGTGTCCATCTATCTTTGGGCAAAATCTTAACTTTCTCAAAATGTTTCACGCTGCTGAGGAGATGTTTCAATTCTTCATAGTCATTGAAGCTGCCTGGGTAACACAAACTGTATCTCGGGTTTTCTTTCTCCATTATATAGGACCATTCTGGCACACTTAGAAGCCTATCACATTCTGGATTTCCAAGGAGCCATCCGGCAATGCTACAGTCCCCTAGTTCAAGTGGAGGGATTCCGTTTAGTTTGCATAGCTTTCCGTTATGGGTCTTCTCAAGGATGTCCTTGGCATGAGTCACAGTGACATTCCGCTCTAGAATTGTGTCGACCTTTTCTGTGGAATTATTGGCATGGTATCCAATGCATATCTGGTCCCCCCTCACTGCTGTGAACAGGAGTATGAGATAAATGATGGCCATTGTTATGCTTTTGGTTGTCTATGGTATAACCCCTGCTTTTGCT